ACGGGATGAACACTGATCTTATTCCTACGATGCAAACAACAGGAGTCGCACAGGATCTGTTCGATCATTTCGGTCTCCCGACTGTTGCGGGCATTAACGTCTCGCAGCTTCCGGTTATTGCATTCAACTTCATCTGGAACGAGTTTTACCGAGACCAGGACCTCCAGGCGAAACGGGTCGATCTAGATACGACAGTTCCACATTGCGCCTGGGAGAAAGATTACTTCTCGACCGCAAGACCCTGGGCCCAGAAAGGACCTCAAGTTTCAATTCCAATCGGCGATTCCGCCGATGTTCACGTTAACGCAGGCGCCACCCAGGCTGTCGGTGCTTATTCCGATGTTGACGCACAAATATCAGGTTTTAACTCTAGCGGAGCAAACCTATTACTCGATGCTGCAGCAATCGGTGCCGATAACCAGCTATATGCCGATCTAACCGGCGCGGCCGGCGCGGATCCCTTGGACGTCCGCCGAGCATGGGGCCTGCAAAGGTTCATGGAAAATGCCGCAAGGTTCGGCTCCAGGTACCCTGAAAAAATGCGTTCCCTGGGGAGCACCTATTCCGGGTTAATGGACCGGCCCGAGTTTCTCGGGGGCGGAAGCCAGGCGATAAGTTTCTCTGAGGTGCTCCAATCAACACCCGACTTTGTGTCGGACCCGGGTCACGACTTTGGTGTCGGTGACATGTACGGTCACGGTATCGCTGCAATGCGATCCAATCAATATGGTCGAAAGATTCAGGAACACGGTCTCGTAATCTCTGTAATGAGCGTCCGGCCTAAGACCATTTATCAGGACGGGATACATCGCGAATGGCTTAAGACGGATCGTGAGGACTTTCACGACCCCTATCTCGAGTTCATAGGCCAGCAGGAAGTCTGGCTTGACGAGTTGTATGCCCAACCAGCGCAAAAAGATGTCGTATTCGGATTCTCCGATAAATACCAGGAGTACCGAGGCGCCCCAAGCTGCGTCTCTGGCTTGTTCCGAAATACCCTGGATTTCTGGCATTTGGCCAGGAAATTCACCGAAGTACCGACGCTAAACGATGACTTCGTTAAATGTGTACCGTCGAAACGGATATTCAATGAGCAAACTCAGGACGCTCTATGGTGCATGTTGCACCACAAAATCGCGTGTCATCGCAATATCGCGAAGACCGCTACACCGAGGCTGATATGACGCAGAAAAACAACGTCTCTCCGAGGCAAAAACACCACGACCAGGTTGACCCTGGCGAGGTTAACAACGGCGTCCCATTGGAAATTCCGATGGGACAAGAACCTTCAGCAAGGTCAATCGCCCAACAGATCCAGGATCAAATAGCGATACAGCTATCAAAAAAGGGCATGGGGGTTGAGCAGCAGACCCCAGAACAAATACTTGCTGAACTACAGGATCTAGAACCCGACGATCCTGATCCCCCCTGGACCAGTCAATACCAGGTCCAGGATCTAATTGAGGAGGAACTACAAATGGATGAGATGGATCCAGAGGGCGCAGAAAATCTGCACGAAGTTGCCCCTCCAGATCCACCAGAAAATCCAGTCCCTCCTCCAGAACAGGACCCCGCCCCTCCTGCTGTCTAGCAGTCACTTATGCCCGCTTGCCGGGCATGTCACTTCAGGAAAATTTCGGCCTCTCGCGAAATAACTTTACAGTAGCCTACTTGATGGCTACTGTATTGTGCCACATATCACACGGGAGGCTACCCATGAAGTGTTTACATCCTATCGAGGTTCAAACTCGATTCTTACCCTGCGGACAATGTATGAATTGCCGCATCAATAAACAACGCACCTGGTCTTCTAGGATCCAGCTAGAAGCCTACTTTCATCTGCAGTCAATATTCGTGACTCTCACCTATGATGAGAAGCACGTACCAATGGAGCAAATCGATCCGCTGACCGTCTTGCCGGTTCTATCGAAAAAGGATCTTCAGGATTTCATAAAAGCACTTCGGCAGAAGTATTCAGCCCAAAACCGGACCTTCCGTATGTTCACATGCGGGGAGTACGGTAACCAAACGCAGCGACCTCACTACCATCTGATCCTCTTCGGCGTCGGTATCGATGCCGAGCCA